TGGCGCCCGCGATGGATGCGCCCTGCTGGATCATGGCGCTGGCCTCGAACGTGCTGCCGGTGGCCGGCACGACCAGCTGGCTGCGGTTGAGCGCCAGGCCGTCTGCGACCGAGCCCGGCATGCGCACGCACGGACCGTTGTTGCCGTAGCCGCCGGTGGTGACGAACTCCGCGCCGCCTGTGAAATCCCAGTTCGTGTTGCCCTGCGAGAAGTCACCGTTCACCACCTGCGCGGCGGTGGGCGTCGGTGCGGTGATCGGCAGGACGATATCGCCGGGCTGGTAAAGGGTGCCCGGGGACCAGGTCTGGATAGGCATCACCGATTCCCCTTGCCGTAGCGGTCAGACACGCTGGACGGCACAGCCGGCGCGGTGGTTGTGGTGTTGGAGGAAAGCGCGTCATCCACGTTGGCGTCCTCGTAGACCGCTTCACCGTCGGTGGTGGGCCAGTTCGGCTCCGTCGTGCCCGAGCGCGCCGCGCTGCCGTTGGTTTCCGTGACGGTGTACTTGAATCCGTTGTCAACGGTCGGCACAACCACATCACCAACCGAGCGGCCCACGTTGGGCGCCCACGGCACGTAGCCGGACGTGTCCGACTCCAGCCGGTAGGCCAGCCCGTTGGCGTTGGCCGGCCGCACCAGCGCTCCAGGCAGGTAGGTTTTCCCCGGCTGCCACACCTCGCCCTCTTCCAGCCAGTAATGGAAAACGTCGCCGTTGTCGAACTCCGCGACCACATACGGGTAACCGAGAAATGGCACTGCGAAGTGGATATCCCGCAGCCGCGCGCCGGTGTCCGTCGGGTGCCGGAGCACCTCCACCCGGTACCCTTCCCCCGGTGCCGGCATGGACTCGTTGGCGAACACCCAGAACTCGCCCTTGTACGCCATCAGGCCGATAGTGCCGTCGGGCACCTCGTACTCGATCCGGCTACCGCCGCGCGACTTGATCGTGCGCGCTGCGGTCACGTAGCCATTGAGCAGGTCGAACAGCGAATCCGGCGATGCCCCGCCCTTGTCGCGCAGACGGGTGATGCCAGCCTTGACCGCCGATAGAGACTGCTGCCTCATCGCTGATCCTCCGGCCAGCCACCAACGAGGATCGGCCGCACGGCGTTTCGCGGATCGGCCGTGCCGGGGATGTAGCGCCGCGTGTGGTGCGAACCCCGGATCAGGTCGCGCATATAGGCCGTCAGCTGGGATGCGTAGTTACCGGCATCTGCCTGGCCGTAGTGCGCCTTGGCATTGGCCAGCGCCAGCAGGAAGATGGCCTCCGGCTCCACCGTCGTGTAATCGCCGTCCGCCTCCAGCGGCATCAAGCCGAACTGGCCCTTGATCCGCAGCTTCCACGTCGCATCCACCGGTGCCGGCCACAGCTCGATGCACTGGCGTATTTCGTAGTGGCTGGGAATGCCCGGGCCACGCGAGGTGTACATAACCGGGTCGATGCCGCAGTACAACGGCCGCCAGCTGTCATCGCCCTGCGAGATACCGGCCCAGCTGATCATGCGCGGGTCCAGCTGCTTCGTGCAGGCGTCCGCATTGGCGTCCAGGTCGTAGAACCGGGTGCCGGGGATCAATTCCCACGTGTAGAACCGCTCGCGGCGGAAGACCGAATAGCGCCGGAACAGCATCTCCTGCGCATTGTGGATGAAGTCGTCCAGCAGATCGGCCATGCCCGGCGGTGGGTTGTTGGCCTGCACGGCGAAGCCCAGCCGCCGCAGCAGCCGCTTGCGCATCTCGGCCAGCGTCGTGCGCGGATAGTCGTCGTCGCACTCGCAATTGTAGGAGATCTCCTGCGGCGGCGATGCGAAGCCCAAGCGCATCGTCCCTTCGTAATACTGGGTTGAAAAGCGCTGATCTGGGTACGCGGCAACAACGAAAGTTCCACGCGGTCCGGGCGATTCAACGAACACCGCCACGGAACCGGATGCTCCACCCATCTCGAACGAATGCCGCACCACATACTCGCCGTCGATGCGCTCCACCCAGTTCAAATATCTCGCGCTGGGATCTCCACCTTGCTTGTCGTAGCTCGCGACGCATTCAAGGGTGTCTCCCGGCATGGGTTCAAACAGATCGACAAGTGTCATGTCGAAGTAGTTTTCCTGGCTGGCATCCCACGCATAGGCCTCGCCGTCCCACCACGGCGGCGGGCTGATTGACCAATTGTCCATCCAGATATTCGGGTCCAGCAGCAAGTTAGCCATGCACGGCCTCCAGAACGTCGTCAACGGTGATGGCCTGCATGCCATCGCGCACGACGCAGTGATTGCGGCCCCAGTACGGGGCGAAGGTTTCGAAATCGCGGCCGTACAGGCCCACCACTCGCGGGCAGCCCAGCGCATCGGCCATGTGGGCTGTACCGGTGTCGGGGCAGATGACCGTGTGCGCGCGGTTGAGCAGCGCCATCCACGCATCACGGGCCAGCGTGGCGGTCACCCAGATGGCATGCGGCAGATGCAGCCGCAGCACGTCCCATTTGTCCCAGCGCTTGCGCGGCAGGGCCACGTCGGGGGCGATGACCAGCAGTTCCTTGTCCGTCGCAGGCAGCAGGGGGTGCCGGATCGGCTCCCGCCCAGTGGCCTGCAGCCACGCATCGGTGCGGTGCCCCACAGGCGGCACACACGGACCACGCCCGGCGTCCAGCCACGTCACCGGCGCCCCCGGCACGCGGTGCTGCGTTCCGACCACCACGCCGTCACCGGCGCGCATAGCCGGCATCGCCAGCAGCACGTCCCCTAGGTGCAGCCCTCGCAGATCAAAGATCATCGTCATGCCTCAAATAAAGACGGCCGACCAGGTCACCCCGGCCGGCCGCCACCCTCGCCGCCAGCGGGGGATTACTTGGACGCTTCGCGCTTCTCGCGCTCGGCTTCGATTGCAGCGTGGACGCCAGCGCGGTCCTTACCGGCCTTCTCGTCCTGCTCCAGCTTGTCCAGGTCGGCATCGGACAGGCTCGCCAGCTGCGCGGTGATATCCGCCACCGTGCCGTCGGCAATGCCCTGGCCGTCGTCGGTCTGCTGCTTCACGCCACGCTTCGGCTTGGACTGGCCGTCGTCGGACTTGGCCGCGCCTTCCTTGATGCCCAGTCGCTTGGCGAGGTCGCGCGCCTTCGGGAACAGCTTCTTCCGTTCCAGATCGGCCTCCGGCGTGGACTGGTACTTGCTGACCAGGCCGTCGAACGCCTTCTGCACGTCGAAATCCTCGACCTCGACTTCGCGCGAGCTGTGTTCGAACACCAGGTCCTCGCCGTAGATTTCCTCGAGGATCTGCTGCTCGTAGTCCGGCACTTCGACCGGGATCTTCGTGCTGGCGTCGCGATCGATCAGCAGCAGCACGTAGGTGAGAGTGGTCTTGGACATTACTGCACGCCCTCCAGGGTGATGGGAGCCGTGGCAGCGGCACCGGTGCGGATGAAGTCGGGCAGGTCGGCAATCTCGACCACCGGGCCACGGTCGGCGGCACCGCTCAGCACGGTGTACCAGCCGGTGCTGCCAGCAGCCGGAGTACCGCCGGCCGGCAGGACTGCATGGCCCTCCAGCAGCACGCCGCTGGTGACCTCCGCGTTCTCGCCAAGGTTGGCCAGACCTTCGCGGCCCTGCCCGCCCAGCAGCGGAGTGACGTTCAGCGCCACGATGGCGCCTCCGGTCGGAATCGTCTTGATGTTCGGCATTTCGTGTCTCCTGCCGGCGAGGAATGCCCCGCCGGCTGTTGTGGATCAGGCGATGGAGAAGACCGCGTTGCTGTTGCGCTTCTTCGTGGTCAGGCCGTAATCGGCGGTCTGCCCGAAGTAGTGCGTGTAGCGGTCATAGACGCGCGGCGGGGTGCGCTTGACCATCCAGCGGCCCTTGACCGGGCGCAGCGTGATGGTCTTGCTGTTGAGGAAGTAGCCGCGCTTCGTCCACGGGTAGGTGATCGGCCCCAGGCGAGCGTCCAGAATCTCGAACGTCGGGTCCCACACCACCGGCACGCCCTTGAAGGCCAGCGCCTTGGTGGACGGGTCCAGCGTGATGCCGCCGGTGCTGTTGGCGCCGATGGTGATCTGGCGCGCCATGACCTTCAGCGCATCGGCCTGGATGGCGTCGTACATCGCCGCGCCCACGAAGATCGCGTTCGGCTGGCCCTGCTTGCCGTAGGTGACCGTCTGGCGCCACAGGGTTTCCATGTGCGCGATCAGGTTGCCGGCGGTCGCCGTGCTGATGCCCATGTCGGCGAAGTTGCGCCAGTACAGCGAGGTGGCCGCGTCGATGCCGCCAATGACGCCCACGGTTGGGGTGGTGCTGACCAGCGCGTCCAGACCCGGTACCGCCTTCGGGTTGGTGGAGCCGTCCAGGTGGACCTCGATATCCCAGTTTTCCTGGAATCCGTCCTTCAGCGCCGACCAGTTTTCGTCCAGCAGGTTGACGATCTGGATCTTCTCGCCTTCGGACATGACGGCGTTCTTGTCGTCGGTCATGACGATGCCGTTGTTCGCCAGCTCGGTCTCGTTCAGCGCGAAGCCGTCGTGCGCTTCGTAGTGCTGGAACGGCGCCTTGCGGACGGTGTCCTTGCGGTTGTAGGTGACCTGGTCGTCGCCGGTGTAGTTCTGGTAGTTCGAATCGTTGGAGATCCGCACCTTCTCGTTGAAGATGCCGTTGCCGAACACCGAATCCTTGCGGTTGGCGATCAGCCACGCGGCAAACGGGCGCTCGGTGGTGAACTGGTCGATGGGGTCGTTGGATGCATACGACTCCATCTGACGATTGGCACCAGCCAGCAGCTGGGCAGTGGTCAAGGGCATGGTTGTAGCCTCGAAGGGAAAGAAGGGAGGCCCGTGGGGCCTTGGTCTTTCCGCGTTCGAGGGGCGCGATGCCTCAGTACAGCGCTACCGGCGGCGAACCCGGCTTACGTCACACGCGGTGCCAGCATGTGCCGGCGAGGTGGACTATGCGACAGGGGGTATCGCTGTCAACGGACATGAAAAACCCCGCCGAAGCGGGGCCTGTTGGGGTCAGTCTGCGGTCGGGTGGTCGGGTCGTGGCGTGCCGGCCAGATCAGCCTCGGCGTCAGCGTCCGTCAGCACCACATCTGACAACACGTACCAGTCGTCCGCGAGGCAGTCATTGACGCTCGGGACCCAGGTGCTCACGGTGTCGTCCACATTCTTGATGGCGAAGTAGGCGTTGTACGGGACCATCGACCCTTCGCCGTAGTAGTTCTTGGCCGCTTCGCTCTGCACTGCATAGCTGGCCGGCGGCACGAGGTAGACGAACATGCCTTTGCCGTTCCAACCATCGCGGGCGAGTCGGCAGCCATCCTTCATCAAATCGAGCGCGGAGCCAAACCCGAGCGCAAAGGTGAACCCTTCGCGTTCTGCGATGACTGACGGTTTCTCTTTCATAGCTGGCGGCTCCTGTTGATGGGTGTTGCGGGATGGGCGGCCAGAATCTCAGCCGCCCACCCATGTGCAACGGATCAGCCCCACATCCCGTAGCGCACGATCAGGATGGCGTGGATCTGCCGGGCCAGCTTCGACGGGGCCGGCCAGCTCATCGGAACCACCCGAGCACTTCGCCAAGCGCCACGACGCTATGCGTCAGATGGCCGAGACTGCCGAGAAACAGGCCTGCTGCGGCCGTCCACCAGGCCCATGCCCGAATCTTTGCCGCCCGGTCAGCGCCACTTTGTGACATGCGCCCCGTGATCCGGATCACCGTCCCAGCGCCTGCGCTTCGGCCACACCGAACGCGAACGCGTCCTCTGGCTTCTTCGGCACCGCCGCCGTGGCAGGTGCTGCACTGGCCCGAGCGGGGTTGTTGGGGCGCGCAGTGGCTGCTGGTGCTGCAGGAGCGGCCGCCGGGAGCGCAGGCAGGCGCTGGTAGGCGTTCTGGATCGCAGCGGCCCACTGATCCGGCGGCAGCGTCTGCTGGATGATCTCCACCGTCGGGGCGCGGTAGGCGAACTTCTGCTGGAACTGCGGATCGCCGGCACGCAGCTGCGCCCCGAGCGCCTGAACCTCCTGCAGGCCCTGCTGCTGCGCGAACTGCGCCTGTTGGGCGGTCTGCTGGGATTCGGCGTGCTGCTGCTGCAGCGCCTGGTGCTTGCGGTTCTGCACCAGCTCGGCGGCAACCTCCCGCGTCATGTCGCCCGACTTCACCTTCTCGGCCAGGTCGGGGAACTCGCTAAGCGGGTCGAAGCCCGGAGCCTCGCGGCCGATCTTCTGGCCCAGCCACTGCAGCTCCTTCTGCATGGCGTCGTAGGCCTGCCCCATCGCCTCCGGGTTGTTGGAGTTGATCGCGGCAAGGTAGTTCAGCGCGTTGCCGAACTGCTGCGGGGTGGCGCCGGTGCTGCTGACCGTGCGCTCCCATTCCTCGGCGCGCTCGCGGTAGCCGGATGCTTCCTCCAGCCGGGTGTTCAGCTCGCGGAAGCGCTCGGCGGCGCGCTCTTTCAGGCCCAGGTCCTTGATTTCGTCATCAACCGACTTCGCCTCCGGCTGC